GTTTTGGAAGCTGCTGGTGTCGTATCCACGGGCCCCCCACCATTCGCGGCGGAGGGTTTCCCAGTGGATCGCGACGGGCAGCAGCTCATTGGGAACTGCGGGCCTGGCCATCAGCTCAGCTCCCAAGAGCGTTGCCATTGGTCGAGGAGTTCACCCATTGCGAGGTGATTCAGCTCGACGGTGGCTGGGTCGATGTCGACGCCGGAACCGGCGTAACGCTCAATCATTTGCCAGCGGTAGAGGCTGCCGAATGCACCGACCTTGCAACCGAAGGCCAAATCGGTGCCGTGGTCCAAAACCTGGGGATACAGGTCGAATTGCACACAGCGGTGCACGTACGGCCAATCGGGGTTGTCGTTGGTGTCGGTGAAGGTGAAGAACGGACCGAACGGGTTGCCCGTAAATCCGCTCCCCTTGATTGCCTTGGTCCAGCCGTTGCGGGCCAGGGCCAGCACCAGCTCGTCGGCGGTGCGGAGTTCAGAGAGCATCACCATCAACCGATGCCTCCTTCGCTGGCCTGCATGGGTTCCAGCACCATCTCCTCGATGGTTTCGACCGGGAACTGATGGCAGCAGTCCGTGTCGGTCTGGAACTGAGTCAACGCGTCGTTGATCTCCTCCAGGAGGGTCGACAACGCGGTCTGATGCTCTTCGCTATCGGCATCAAAGCCGCACGCCACTGGCGCTGTTGAAGTCGTCATTTTCGACGGTGGTAGGGGAACTACCGACACCGGGGAGGCCGCTGGACCTCTGCACTTGCTCCGGATGTCTACGAGCGAAACCGCTCGGTCGATGAAAAGAAACTACGGGCAGCAGCTGCCACCCGATTGGTCACAATGTGCCACAACTCGGCGCGGCACAGCACAACTCAGCCCACCTCGGCCATGATGCGATCGCGGGCAGCAGCCACGGCATTTTTCAGGTCGTCGCCGTAAAGACGCTCGCCATAATCCCGCATGTGGGTGTCAACGGAGTGACCCATAAGCTTGGCGGCCACACGGATCGGAAGGTTGTAAACCATGCTGCTGCGGTAGGCGAAACCGTGGCGGAATGAATAGACCGACATGCGTTCGTCGGTCTGGCCCTCGGCCTCAGATTGGAGCCGTTGCCATACACAGTTACGCTTCAGATGCTTGCTCAGCTTGTCGCTGGTTTCCCCGTCTTTTGAGCCCAGGGGCGGCAGGCTGGTGACACCGCTACTCAACTGCAACAGCAGCTGCTGCCCCAGTCCTGGCCTGTTGATCGGGTCCAGCGGCTCGATGTATCTGGGGGGTGTTGGTTCACCACGGCCGCTCCGCTTCCGGTAACTGCAATAAAGCTGGGTGCCCCGCACCTCCAGGTATTTCAGTTCGACACCACGAAGACCGAAAACACCGATCAGGCCCACGGCCATCTTCCACCTTGGATCGGTGATCGAGTCGTACAACTCCAGGAACGGATCATCCAACAAATACGCTGCCTTGCCCTCGCGGTTGGTCTTGGTGTCGTTGGGTGGTCGCTTGCCCTTGATCGTCACCAGTTCTTCACCTTCAGGGGGCCACCAACGTGAATCCATCCCCACCTCTTTCACTGCGAAACGGAAGAACGCTGCTGCCCGTTCGATGCGAACAACACGGCCCCTAGTTCCGGGTTTGCCGGTGGCCATCTTCTGCAGAACACCCTTCGCCGTGGATGGGGCAGCAGTGTCGGTGACGATCTCCAGGATTCGACGCACTACATAGGTGTGCTGATCGTCGTAAACCTCGGCCTTCACCATGCCGGAGTCGGTGAGGTGTGACCGGTAGCGGGCAGCAACGTCAGACCAGTTGGTGGAAACACCGGAACCGCCGGGGGTTTCGACGGCGGTGATCAGGCGAACGGCTTCCTGCAGCGTCATGCCGCTGTCGCCGGTCATGTGGCCGTGGACTTTCCTGATCGTTTCCAGGATTTCCAGGGCGTTGGGCGCTTCCCACCGGATGGGCAGCACCGCGTTCTGGCGGGTGCCGTCTTTCCAGCGTTTCTGAAGGCGGGTGTTGGGGGTGCCGGTCTTGCTGTTGCCTTCGTGAACGGTGAAGCCACCTAGGGGGAACTGGGTCTTCACCATGGCCCGCAACGTCGTCACCCAGGCGGAGGAACTGGAGCTGGTCATCCCCGCGCCTTGAACTCGACGATTCGGCCACTGCCGGAAATGTGCGAGCCGAAGGTCAGAACGACCTTTTGGCCGAAGCTTCCATAGGCGGTGTCGTTCGTCCAACCGACAACGGTTTCGCCGTTGAGGATGTTCATTCGGGCGTAGATGTCACCGCAGGCTCGTTCCTTGCACCAAACCATCGCCCGCCAAACCCTGTCGGTGTAGTGGTCGCTAGCCCTGCCAGGGCAGCTGCTGTCGGGTTCGCACCAGCGAACAAAAATGCCGGGCTGCGCTTGCCACCAGCCTTCAGCTTTGAACTTGGCATCGGCGGCAGCCTTCACTCGTTGCTGCTCTTTCCTCACGGCAACCTGCTTTTTGCGCCACTCCTCGTTTTTCTTTCTGGTCTCGGCTTCAGCCGCAGCCTTGTCGTCCTTCCACTTCTGAATGAATGGAGAAACCTCGTTTTTGGTTTCTTCGTCCGCCAGGGCCAGTCGAATCCGGCCGCAGTTGTACGACTTGCCCTTCAGGGCGATGCAGTCCGCGATTCGGGTCTGGTTTGTTTTGAGTGCTTCTGCTTCGGCTTTCGCCTTGGCTTGATAGTCCGCGTAGAAAATCCCGCCGAGGCCAACTGCGGCAACAGCTGCAAAAGCTCCCAGGTACTTGAGGGTTCCTTTGGTGCTGGTCATCAGTTGCCCTCCTGCGTGCGGTGTTTCTCACCAGCAGAGCTGAATGGGCGCGTTTGCGCCTCCCTCAACTGAGGGAACAGAATTTTGGACATCGATCCAATTCGTAGTTGGGTTGATCGCGGGTCGGGGTGTTGGCGCACCGCCGGCCCACCTCACAAAACGCGCTTGCCGCGAGTTGCAAGTGCAAGCAACCTACAGCTCTCCGAGTTGCGCCGCAAGTTGCAAAAAACCCAATTCTGCGCAACTCAGCCCGTGTTGTGGAGTGTTGGGCTGAGTTGTGTTGAGTAGTGAAAACCCAGTTGGGGGCTGGGTTTTTGTGCATCGGGGAGACAGGATTCGAACCTGCGGCATCTTGCTCCCAAAGCGCGCGACGTTTTGCCTAAGAAGCAAGCTGTCGCAAGGGGTTTGGTAGCGGGCAGCAGGCTTGAGTTGCAGCGAAAGTTGCAGGATTCACAACTCTGCACAACTCGGCCAGATCAATACATCTGGAAGCTGCTGACGCCGAGGTTGTAGGGCAGCAGGCCCTTGGCGATGCCCAGGCACAGATACCCCAGGGCATCCGCCATATGGCCGTGATCGCTCTTGGGGTCAGCCACGGATTTGCCTGGGGCGTATTCCAGCGAGGCGAGGGAACGCACCAGCCGCTTGGCGCTGGGGTCGATGCTCAGACGGCGGCGGTTGTTGGCATCGCGAATGAACATTCGGACCGCGGCGTATTTATCGCGGATCGCCCAGGGCGCTTTGGGGGCTTTCACCTTGAAGCCGTGCTGGCGCAGGATCGCGTGATCGCTCAGGCCCATGGAACTGGTCTGGCTTCGTGATCCGGTTGGGTCGGGGAAGCAGATGATTTCCTGGCGGGGGTAGGCCTTGCGGACTGCTGCCCCCAACATCCGGGTGTCGGCATCGACCAAGACGATCTCTTGGAGGATGACCAGCTTTTCGCCCTGCAGTTGGCCGATGCAGGCGCACATCGGATTGCGGTTGAAATCGCAACCCATCAAAAGTTGTTCGTTTGGGTCGTAGCGACCGACAGCCACGTTCTGGTTGCGGCTGAAATCGGCGTAAATCGCTCCAAGCAGGGATTCGATGGAAGCCTCGAATTCCTGCCGATAAAGCGACGGGTCCATCGTCGCCTTGGCTTCCTCGACGAAGGCTTGGTTGATCCAGCCGCCTTCGACGCTTTTGAAACTCCAACGTTCCCAGCCGGGGGTGGACTTGGCGCGTTCCCACAGTTCGGCGCTGAAGTTGCCGCCACCTGCAGGCGTTGAGCAGAACAGCACCCGGCCGTCGGTGGTGCCGAGCATGGGCAGCAAACTCGCTTCCCACATCGTCTGCAAATCGGAGACGTAGCTGAACTCGTCGACCAACAGCAGGTGGGCTTTCTGGCCACGCAACGAATCGGCGAAGTCGGCGCCGGCCAGGGTGATGCGGCTGCTGTTGCGGAATTCCAGGGACAGCGTCGATTCCATAGCCCTGTCGATCCAGCTGGTGGGCACCAACTGCTTCAGGTCGCTCCAAGCAATGTCCTTCGCCATCTTTCGCGATGGCGCCAAATAAAAGATTTGGCTGCCGGGTTGCTCAAGCGCACAGGCCAGGGCTTCGGTGAGCATCAGCCGGGTTTTGCCGAACCGGCGGCCGCTGAACAGCACCCGCACCCGGGCCTTGGATCGGTGGACCTGGGCAGCAGCGGCTTTTAGTTCAAGTTGGGCAACGGTCATTTCTTGCTCGCGATTGTTGTGGGCTCGGCGGTGTCATTGGTGCCCCCCACCGCCGCCTGATCAAGGTCACCCGACGCCCCTAGTCACAGACTGAGTGTCACCCTGTCGATTCAGGGGCGGGCAAATTTGAACAACGGCAGCCTGGGTGCCTCGGCCACAACGCCCGCAACTCAGCCCTGCTCATCTTCATTCGGTCCAGGGGTTTGCACAGTTCGCAGACTTTTTCGTCGCGCTCGGTGAACCACTGCCATTGGTCGGCTTCGGGCAGCACGCGCAAGGTCAGGTCGGCGGTGACGGCCCAGACCGCTCCAGCGATGATCGCGTTGACCTGTGATTCGACTTCTTCGCGAGTGGAGCCGAAGAGGTTCTCCATCCACTTCGAGGGTGATTTGCGCTCGAAGTTGCTGGCGATGGATGCACCCAGCAGTGGGGATTCCATCAGCAGTTGAGTCGACCGCATTGGGATGGCTACCGCTCCAGGGAATTCCATAAATGGGGTGGTGATGTCCCGTTGGCGTTGGAACAGCACTGATCCGATGGTGCCCGCCAGTAGATCGTTTAGTGGACCCAGGGCTTGTTCGTAGTCCTCAGCCCTGGCGTCCGGGCCCAATTCCTCCATGCGGGCGATGGCGAAGTTCATCGTGGTTTCGATTTCACGGAAGATGTCGCGCTCGATTTGTTCGAGGCGGTCTTCCTGGGCAGCAATGAATTCTTGGGTATTCATTTTTTGTCGGACCTCCGGCGCGATGGTGGTTCACGCAATGGATCGCGCTGCTCTTCTTCCAGCTCAACGCGGGTGTTCATTGACGCGAAGGCTGCATCCAGGGATTGGATGGCCGCGTCAATTTGCTTTTGCTCGCGTTGCTGGGCTTTTGGTCGGTGGTTCTCGGCTTCCAACGACAGGCCGCGGAGCGATGCACGGAGTTGTTGGTAGCGGCCAGCAAAATTCCGCATCCACAGCGTGGAACTGGGAGCAACTCTGGGTCCGATGTATCCACCTTTTTTAGCCATTGGTTTTCGACTCCCAGTCGGCAAGGATTTTGCGCAGCTTCGCCAGGTCTTTGCGACCGTCTTTGACCTCACTGCGGAGTTCACCCAGCTCGTACTCCAGCTCGGTTTTTTCCTTGCGGAGTTCTTTGATTTGGTTGCTGTAGCTGGTGAACGCCTGGTTCATCAACTGCTGGTTCGCCTTGGTGACGCCAGTGATCTTTTTGCGCTCCTGTTCGGTTTCGCGGAAGAAGGTTTCCGCGCTGTCTGCCAGGAATTGATTTTTCTCGGTGGCTGCGCGGGCTTGTTCTTCGAGTTTTTGCAGGTCGCGGCTGATGTCCCAGCTGCTTTGCATCGCCCTGGCGGTGGAGGCGATTGCGTCGGCTGCTCTGCTGGCGTCGGGTTGCTCCAGGCGGGCGTTGAGGTTCGCCACGCTTTCGCGCAGCAGATCCAGTTCTGAAGGGCCTGATTCTTCCGCTGCAGCAGGGTTTTGCCACTCAGCGTCTTCGTCTGAGGGTGCTTCCACGTCAGCTTCTTGGGCTCGGACACTGTGGTTCAGCTCAATCCAGGAAGTTGCTTGGGACAGGGGGATGTTTGCTGGGACTTCGACCCAGTGCCCTGTCAGGTGGGGGAGCGCTTCCCCCACGTATTTGAGACGTTTAAACGGGGCTTCACTTGTCATCAGTCAGCCCCCTGACCACCGAGTTGGCTGAGATCTTTCAGATGGTTTGAGATCAGCTGCCGCCTGACGCGGTTGCGTTCCATGATTGCTTTGCTCTGAGCCATCCCTTTGAGCAACGACTCTTGGCGGACGCGGTGCTCTTCTGCTTCGGCAGCCCTGCGCTGGGCTTCGCTGAGGTCGGGGCGGCTTGGGTCGGGGGTGGCCGCTGCCTGTTGTTGGGCAGCAAGCTCCGGATTCAGCATCCGCAGCCGCATTTGATCGGTGAGGTTGCCGGTTTCGAACGGCTTTGCTTCATACAAACGCTGGGCTTCGGCTGCCATGGCCTCTTGCTGGCGTTGCTCAATGGAAGGTGCGGTGGGTTCGAACTTCCCTTCGAGAACATCTGCTTTCAGCCCTGCGTTGCAGGTGCCTTCAAGAATAGAAACCAGCTCCGGATCTTTCCGCCGAATTTCCATCGACTGGGTGGTGAAATGCGCCGTATATTCCGCAAAAGATTCAGGCAGTGGATCTTCAGAAACTGCCGCCCACCTGCGAAGGACACTCGGATTGTTTGCGTACCAGGTCACAACAAAAAACTATTAGTTTCAACATTAAAATAATAGCGATTGTTGAATTGTACTAAGCTAGTGGTTATTGTATTGGTCTACTGAGTGTTGATTAGGGTTTAATTCTGCGTCCACCATCGCCAAGCAGCACATCAACCCGTCAATAATTATTAGCCACGTTCCGGGTTGGGTGAATAAATCCACAGGTTCGCAGATGCCGAGGTTGATCGCTGATGTCAACGCTGAGGCTTTTTTTATTTCCTCTTCGATTTTTCGCATCACGACATTCCCAATTTGCGGCGGACACCAACGCTGGTGCGGAGTCGTCCCAGTGCCCTGGCTTCCCCAGCCTTCGCTCCATCCGCAGCCGCTTTAGTCATTGCCATCTGCAGCTGATTGGTGTCAACGTAATCCTGATCAGCGAACCTGATGGTGTTGAACGAATACTGAGGAGTGGGCATTGCACCACCGCCTGCTGCGTCCATATCTCCACCGTGTTCGCTGGCACCAGCAACGACCGCTTCACCTCGCATCCCTGAGGAATAACGAGACATTGCTGAATTCATCTTCGATGCAGGGATGGCATATTCAGGCTCACCCGCCTCGCCAATCATTGCCTGGGTCGGCTTGGTGACATAACCGCCTTCAGCCAAGCCCTTGCGGTTGAAGATTTGGCCCAGCAGACCGCTGCCTGAACCCGCAGTTCCAGCGGTTCCGACACCGCCGATGGCTGCGCTGATGAACGCACCGCCCACCTGCCTCAGCAGACTGCTGGCGATGGCCTGCAAGCTCTCGGCCAGGTTGTCCGCGCCGTTGATGGCCGCATCCAGGGCGGTGACAATCGAATTCTGGATGGCTTGCCCTGCAGCGTTGGCGGCGCCAACCAAGGCCTGCTCAAACTCATTGGCACCCTTCGCGTTCTCAGCGAAGAATTCTTCGAATTCCGTCTGGGCTCTCGCGAAGGCCTCGAGACGTTCTTGTTCTAGTTGGAAGAATCGGCCAAATGAGTCTTGGGCAGCATCCTGCTGTTGCGATTTTGCGATTGCGTTCGACAGTGCAGTCAGTTCTGCCCGTTGGTCCGCTGCAGCGTCGGCGATGTTGCGCATCCGGTCTTCGCGGTCGAACTCGATTTGCAGCAGGTCGCGCTCCAGGTCGCTGGTGGCCTGCAGGGTGCGCAGCTGGCGGGTGAACTCGCGGCTGAGGTCTTGCCCTGTCTCCAGCTGACGCTTGAGGGTGTCTTCTGCGGTGGTCGGGGTCTCGGTGTTTTGGTTCAGCTTCTTTTGCAGGTCCGCCATCTGCGACATCTGGCGGATGGCGTCCATATTCAGGTCGGCGCCCTGCGTTGCGTCGTAGGTGCCGGGGGCAGCGGGGGTGCCGATGTTTCCTTGTCGACGGTTGGCTTGGTTGTTCAGGAACGTGTCGATGTTCTTCAGCGCCGTGATGAAGGGGAACAACGGCTCGAACGCCTTGAAGATGTTGGTGGAGACCGTTGTGGCCCAGCTCGGGATGATGCGGGCGATGGAGTCGAGGTCGGATTTGACCTGGGCGAAGGCCAGTGCATAGCGCTCCACCTTCGTGGTGCTGCGCTCGATCAGCCCTGTGAGGGTTTCGACGCTGCTGATGAAGGCGGGCAGGCTCAAGTTGCCCAGGGCCACGCGCAGGTCGTCGAGGCGGGCGTTGAGTTTGGTGAGCTTTTGGGCTGGGGTGTCGAGGACATCGGCGAGACGGGCGGCACCGTTGAGTTCGATGTCTTGCAGTGCTTTCAGC